ACTTCAATCGTGAGGTGTTCGTTGATGAACTGGGAACGGTCTGGAAGTACACGGAACCCGGCGCAATGCCGCGGGAGCGGCATGACAAGCTCTATGCTGCATCCGGCAACGACCGGGACGGCGAGCCGAGCTTGCCGATGGCCGATATGCTCGACTACCAGATCATCAACGATGGACAGGAGGTCTAAACCATGAAGGTGCTTTCCAACAGAACCAAGATCGCCGCGGCGATCAACTTCAGCCAGTACCCCGTTATCCGCATCGACCTGAGCAAGACCGATCTCTACGGCGTCGTGGGTGCGCCGGTCAGAATCGACAACGGCACGTTTACGACCGGTGAGCCGTATTTCGTCCGCGGCTATCTCCGTACATTCAAGGACGAGAACGTCCTGACGTTCGACGCTGGAGGCGTCGCTCTGAAAGCGAACCTCAGTTACAGCGATTACGAGCGGATGCTGGAGTACACCAACGCTCCGATCGTGAAGCCTGATCAAGACATTCTGGTTTGCATGGTGGACAGCGAACGCCGCCTGGTCTACGACCCGGTCGTCCTGCGGACAGGAAAGCGCGTTGACCCGTACTGCATGACCCCGCTCGATCTGGAGCGGTGCAAGATTCCGGCTGCGGAGGAGGTGGAGCGCAATGCCTAAGTACCCGAAGGGTCACAAGGATGTCGTGTTCTTCGCGCCAAAGTCAAAGCGCGGGAGCCGCCCGATCGCCGGTTCCACGACTGCGACCAACGATTTTCTGGTGCTGGTACACGAAACCTACCCGGAGGCCACGATCTCCCGGTTGAAGGAGCTCCTGACCGATCGTTCCAAGTTCATCCTCAACCCGGAGGCCGTCGCGGTTCTGGATGCTTACATCACCCGCGGCTACGGCGACTACGTTCCCGAATGGAGGTAAAGATCATGGCAGACATCAAAGACAAGATTGCAAAGCTGCTGGCCCTGGCAGAGAGCCCCAACGAGGCGGAGGCCAAGGCTGCGCTCCTGAAGGCCCGCGAGCTGATGGCAAAGAACAAGCTCACCCCGGAGGAGTGCAAGGAACAGAAGAACCAGAAGCTCGTCAAGGACTTCACCGACATCCAGTGCACAGCCATGACGAACCCCTGGGCAGCCTCCCTCTCGGCGGTGATCGCCGATAACTATTGCTGCCGCGCAATCAGCCGGAAGCGCAAGGGCTATAAGACGGCAACCGTCGGCTTCATCGGTCTGGAGGACGACTTCGAGATCTGCAAGAAGATTTTCCTCTATGCCTACAACTGCATCGTTTCAACCTGTAAGCGCGAGATCGAGAGGAACCCCTGGGACGATCGCGCAACCTACCGCAAGGCGGTGAATGCCTACGGCTGGGGCTTTTGCGAGGGCCTGCGGGATGCGTTTGAGGCTCAGAAGGAGGAGCACCAAGAATGGGGCCTCGTCATGGTGACACCACAGGCCGTCGTCGAGGAGGCGGACGGCCTGGGCAAGCCAAGGGCGATCGGCAGGAACGAGGTTGACATGGACACCCTGGGAGCTAGACAGAAGGGCTACCGGGACGGCCTCAAGTTCGACCCGAACTCCAGGCTGGAGGGCAGGCCGGAACGCGCTCAGCTGGCGTCGTGCCGGTAAACACCCGGTATCAGTATAGCGCACCGGGAAGCAAAACACAAGAAATAAGCCTTATTTTTAAGGTACGAAGGAGGCAGAAAAACAATGAAAACTGCGAATCGCACAAAACCGAAGACCGACTTCGGCATCGAGGTGCGCGTCTTTACCGCGCAGACCGGCATGACCGTGAAGGAGCTGGCCGAGCGCGCAGGCGTCAAGTACACCACGCTGGTGGAAACCACCACGGGCCGCTGTGCTGGGCACCAGCTCATTCCCGTGGTTCGGGAGTTCATGCAGAACTACCGGAAGGAGGAGTAATTGTGGCAGCGAAGGCGAAGATCAACACCGCCCGCGACCTGTTCTATTTCTCGGACGACATCATGAGGATCACGGGCTTTTCCCAGAGCAAGAGCTACAAGATCATCAAGCAGATGAACAAGGAGCTGGAGGCACAAGGCAAGCTGACGTTTGAAGGCCGCGTCAGCAAGCGGTACTTCAACGAGCGGCTGGGACTGGATGTGGACACCCGGCAGAAGAGCCGGGCATGAGGAGGTAACACGATGGAGAGCACAAGTTTCACCCTGAGCGTCAAGCAGGAAGCGGCACCCCGCCCGAAGCGGAAGGCCAAGAAGCGGGCCGTATGGCCCCATCTGCTGATGCAGGCATTTCTCGCGGCAGTGCTGCTGTACCTGGATATTATGATTGCCCAGAGTGCGAGCATCCATACAACCGGCGCAGGCAACGTCGTTCTGGCGGCTGCCGCCCTGGTGTTCACAGGCTGGAAGCTCCACGATCTCGGAGCTGATGAATGAGAGGAGGACTCAACATGGCAAAGATGTTTGATGGCAAGAAGGTTTACGACCGGGAGTCGTTCAGCTATGAACTGGCGAAGATCGGCGACTATGTGACGGAGGAGGTCGTGGACGACGCGATCAACTGCCTGCCGCCCGCATCCATGACCGCCCACTGCTCCCAGATGGGCGAGCCGATCAGCGACCGCTTCGACCCGGACAACCACCGCTGGCGGGCAACCTACGAAACCTTCACGAAGGTGGCTGAGAACGTCTGGAGGTACTGCGGCGACTGCTTCCGCGGCGAGATCGCCCAGCGTGGCAAGCCGCTCGTCTACGTCGGCAAGGGCCAGAGCTGAGGAGGTGGAGATCATGACGTACTATCCCATCAATGAGGACACCGCAAAGCGTGCGAACGACGCCAACTCGTTCCGCGACTACAAACCCGGCAGCGCGACGGCTGCCTACCGTGCCGAGGTGGACAAGGCCGCTGCCCTGGCTGAGAAGCAGAAGGCCAAGGTTGACCCCATGCACCATGACAAGCTGGATGGCCTGCTCGATCGGTACGCACACCGGCTCGCGGACTACTACAACGACTACTACCGCAACGAGGCGGCGTGCCCGTCCATCCTCATTACCGGCGGCGCAAATTTCCCGGTTGCGAAGAAGGAAAAGCAGAACGCCCGCCGCGACACCCTGGCGCATGAGTATGCGGACATCCAGGGCTTGCTGCGGAAGATCGAGAGCGTGGGCATGGGCGGTATCAGCGCGGACGACCCGAACGCCATTGAGAAGCTGGAGGAGAAGCTGGCAAGGCTGGAGCGGACGCAGCAGACGATGAAAGACATTAACGCCTACTACCGCAAGCACGGCACCCTGGACGGCTGCACGCTGGCCTCTGAGGAGGTAATCAGGAAGATCAAGGCCGACATGAAGTCGTCCTGGCGGTTCTCGGACAAGCCCTTCGAGTCGTACACCCTGAGCAACCAGAATGCGGAGATCAGGCGGCTGCGCGGCCGTATCGAGGAGCTGCGCAAGCAGAAGACCGAACCGCCTCCGGCAGGCTGGGATTTTGACGGCGGCGAGGTGGTTGTGAACACATCCGCAAACCGGCTCCAGATCATCTTCGACGACAAGCCGGACGACGATCTGCGGCAGGAGCTCAAACAGTACGGCTTCCGCTGGGCCCCGTCCGTCGGCGCATGGCAGCGGCAGCTCACGAAGAACGCCCTGTATGCAGCTAAGCGAATCAAGGCTCTGGCACCGGTGGAGAAGTGATTCCCTCTGCCAAAATAATACCAGAAAGAGAGGGACAGCAGCATGGCGATCATGGTAACAAAAAAGCCTCCCGCGTATCTGCGGGAGGCAAGAGTAAAGGCTGGATATGTCAGCCGTGGCACGGCGTCTATCGCGGTTCCGTACTCGCCGGAAACCATCGGGCGGCATGAGCGCGGGGAAGTTGATCTGACCCCGGCAGACGCGGTGGTCTACGCCGAGAGCTACAAGAGCCCGGACATCATGCTTCGCTACTGTGCGACGTGTCCTGTTGGCTGCAAGATGGGCTGGACGGCGGCGGACATTCCGCTTCCCCACGCAACGCTGCGCATCCGGCGTCTGATCGTGGATGCGCTGGCCGTGGCCGACCGGCTGGAAGAGATCGCCTTCGACGGCGTGATCGACGAGTCGGAGTGCAGGGACTTCGAGGAGGCATTGCGGTTCCTGCGGCAGCTTGAAGCGAGCATCAACGACATCATCCTCATAGGCCTGGGAAAAAGAGAAGGCACCTCTCGCCAAATGCCTGAACGAGAAGTGCCCGATAACTAACCGGTGTCATATTATCACACCCAGGCTCTTTTGTCAAGAGAAAGGAGCAAATATGAACTACGAGAGCGTACTCCAACTCAACAAGTACCCGACAGATCGGTATAACGTCCTGGTGCCGGTCACTACGATGCAGGCGGCGTCCAACCTCCAGCGCATCGTCGTTTCCGAGGTGCAGCTGGACACCAGGCAGGACAACACGAACCGCGGGCCCAGCAAGGACATCTATTTTGAAAAGTCCAGCGGCGCGTTTGCGATCACGAAGGTTGGCGGCATGAAGCTGGCCGCTGCCGCGAATATCAGCATCGTGGACACGACCCCTGGCAGAACGGAAGGCTGCCAGCGGTGCATCGAAATGGCCCGCGCCTCTGGCAAGCCCAGAGTATGCGGCAACTGCGAGCACGTCCACGACGTCGCCGTTACCGTCACCATCCGTGTGCCTGAGCCGTCCGGTGGCTTCCGGCTGATGAAGGCCACGAAAGAGATCGACTGCACCCTGGAGGCTGCCTCCATGAAGGACGGCGCAACCGGGCAGCAGTACAGGAGGTTCCTGCCGCACCGCACCGCGATGGCGGAGAGCAAAGCCTTCATGCGTGCTATCCGCGCCGCCCTG